AAACAGAAGAAGTAAAAGGGAAAAAGAAGGAAAAAGGATTAGAAAAAATAAAAATAAAAGTAGAGAATTTAAAATTGGGAGACATTGTTATAAGTCATGATGATGTTGGTGCCAATGAATTGCTTATATTTGAACGAAAAAGTTTGAATGATTTGGCGTCGAGCATAAAAGATGGCAGGTATGCGGAACAGTCATTTCGTTTAGGTGGCTACGAGTCCGTTCCGAATCACAACATTGTTTATATTATTGAAGGTGATTTATCAAAGTGGAAAGAAAATGCGAAATACAATGGCAGGGTGAATAAAAAAACACTGTTTTCGTCAATGTGTTCAATGCTTTATTACAAGGGATTTTCTGTGATAAGAACCATGAATATGACAGAGACGTGTGAGTTAATATTGAACTGGGCGGATAAGCTTCAGCGAGAACACACTGCGAAAAATCCGTATTACAGTGGCAGTAGTGATGGTATTGACGGTAGTGCAAAAATGGAAAAACAAGAATCACAAGAACAAGAACAACCGGTACAACAACATGTACATGTTCGCGAGTCGCATTATTGCGACGTGTTCAAGATAAAAAAAGAAAAAAATAGCAATATTACTCCAGGTAACATTGGAGAGATAATGCTTTGCACCATTCCAGGAATAAGTTCAAAAACGGCAATAGTAATTATGAAGGAGTTCAAAACTATAAACGGATTGATAAAGTCGCTTGAAAAAGATGCGCATTGTTTGAATAACATTTACATGGAGACAAATGGTAAAAAGCGGAAAATTAGTTCGCAGTGCATTGAAAATATTCGAAATTATTTATTAGGGGACGTATAAACTCACCTGGTCGTCTTCATAGTATCCGGAATCAACTAAATGCTGCGTAAATTTTGGTCCCCCCCAATTTGAATCCATTGGATTCGGGCTTAAACCGGATTCTTGCTGTATGAAATCAAGCGCGTCCAGCGGCGTAAAATCGCCCATATTGAATCCGGATGCGTCAAATCCTGGATAAGTATTTGAATTATATGGTGGGTCATTTCGATTTGAATCCATAAGTTTGGTCACGGTGGGCATCTGAATGCCTGTTGTTGTGTCAACCATGGGAGGCAATCCGCCCTGTAAATCAATGGGGGATGGCCTAATTTTATAAACATCTTTTCCTTGCGCATCATTCATGTGCTGCAAAAATAAAACCGGGCAAATAATTCCCTGACTTTTTTGCCAATCCATAAATTCAACATAATCTTCTAAATTATTAAATTTTACTGGATTTACTCCCGGAACTTTAGCTATTTTTGAATTATACAAGTAAATTTCTGTACCTTTTTGTATTAAAAGATTAGGACACCGGTGTTGTTCAGTTGTAGCGAATCCTTCGGATGCATTTAATGACGAGTAGTTGAGAACAAAATACAGTCCGAGAAAAAAAACGACGATTGAAAATGCGAGTTGGTTTGAAATGTGAGGAATTTGCATGGTTATAATAAATAAATATTTATTTTTGTTTATTTGTTTATTATTATAAGTAAAGAATAAAATATATCATTTATATATATTAATTATAATTATAATATATATATAATATTTGATAAGAATGGTAAAACTGAAATATGAACCTGAAACTAATGCAAAAAACTTGAAAGGACCGTGTGTTGTAGTTATACACGCTGAATGGTGTGGTCACTGCAAAGACTTTATGCCGGTGTACAATAATGAAATTGTCCCATCAAACAATTTCGATGAAGAATTAAAAGACTTATTAACGCTGTCATCGATAGAAGATAAAGAATATTCAAATGCAAAAGATTTATTCGGTGAAATCGACGGATATCCGACAATTCGATACATTACATTCGACCAAAACGGAAAACCGCTGAAAGACAATAATGGAGCCATTATGAAAATGGATGCAACAAATATTCCTAATAAGGCTAAAGCCATTACCGAATGGATAAATACCGTTGTAAAAAGTGATGTAAACAAAAAAAAACATAAACGCGGACACAATAAGCGTGGCATGCGTGTTATGAATGGTGGTGGTTCCAAAAAGACAAAAAGAGTAGTAAAAAGGTCAAAAAGAGTAGTAAAAAGGTCAACAAAAAGAGTAAAAAGGACAAAACGAACTTAATTTATTTTAATTTATTTTTTATATTAAAATTTTGAAAACTTTTCTTAATATAAAATTGAATTTTATAAAAGTTAAAGACAAGTAGACATAGATATATATCCAAGCAATAAACCTTTCACGGTAACATAATTTTAATTGGATTGGATAATGTCAACAGCAAGAGAAGCAGCAGCAGATGAGAAGAAGAGAAAAATTATAATCAAACGAAAGCCGGGACAACAACAACAACCACAACAGACAAAAGAACCCGACAACAATGTATCGATTCGTCTTTTAGATTTCAATATATATGATGGAAATGTTAGTGAATTTGCAGCAAACGATTCAGCAAGTGAACCACAACAAGAACAACAATTTCAACATTCAAACTACAAAAAAAGTATGATAATTCAAATGTTTGGAATAAACGAACAGGGGGAAACGTGCGCTCTTTTTGTCGAAGACATGAATCCATTCTTCTATGTGATGGTTTCTTCTGATTGGACTGAACGCACTAAAAAACAATTTGTCATGGACATTACAAAAAAATTGGGATTTGCGGAAGGTTTGATTATCAAGGAAAAATGCGCGCTTGTAAAGCGGAAAAAGCTTTATGGATTTGATGGCGGAAAAATGCATAACTTTGTAGTATTATATTTTAAAAACTTGGCAATTATGAACCGAGTGAAAAATTTGTGGTATATTTCTTGTCCTGAAACGAACTCGTATGATTTGAATCCGGAGGGGTTCAATTACAACGGGACGTGTCTCAGGATTTATGAATCAAACATTCCTCCGCTGTTGCGATTTTTCCACATCAACGAAATCAGCCCATCTGGGTGGGTAGAATTTTCAAAAGAAAATGCTACCAAAATTTCAGAAGAAGAAAAGAAAACGACAACTTGCACCAACGAATTTGTAGTTGGCATGCAAGACATTCACGCGCAACCCGCCAAAGAAACTCGCGTTCCGTATAAAATATGCAGTTTTGATATTGAGGCTAGCAGCAGTCACGGAGATTTTCCGCTTGCAATCAAAACGCACAAAAAGCTCGCGACAAACATTGTCGATGTGTGTCGGTGCATTCAAGACGATGGTGGAATTATTAATGATGAATTGTTACGAGAAATGATTCACGTTGCATTTTTAAACACAAGGAGCGAAAATGAATACATTGATGGGTACATTCAGAGAATATATTCAAAACGAAGATTATCAAAAAGCCAAGTTAATTCAATGGTGGAAAAGTTCATCACAGAAAAAATTAAAAATTTAACAGTTGAAAGTGGTGTAAATTATGCAAATACAATTGAAGCCATGTTTGAATCCATCGGAAAAAAACTTGCATTGTCGGCAGCAGCATCAGCAAAGGAAGGTGGCAATGGCGACGGCGATGGTGACAGTGATGACGATAGCGACGGCGAAGACGAACCTTCTGAAAATGGTGTCACAATGAATATTGTGGAAGAGGTGAAAAAATCGAATGTCAAGACGACGACGACAAAGATGTCGTTGGCACCAGTTGATAAAGATATGACTGTATTGCAACTTCTGCAATCGTGCTCACCTGCACACAGCAGAGAAGTGAAAATAACTCATTTGAATTCCGCGCTGTCCAGCATTTTTCCAGAAGTTGAAGGTGATAAAGTCACATTTATCGGGTCAACCTTTTTGAAATCAGGAGAAGAACGCCCATATTTGAATCACTGTTTGACCATTGACACGTGCGATAATCTTCGCGACGTGCAGAATTCGGAAATACAGATTTGCGAAGGTGGCGAGCGCGACATGTTGTTGGAATGGACAAATTTGATACAGCGAGAAGACCCCGACATTATAATCGGGTATAATATTTTCGGTTTTGATTATAACTTCATGTTTCATCGCGCTCTAGAAAACGATTGCGCCACAGAATTTTTGAAACTGTCGAGAAATAAAGGAAAAGTGTGCGGCCAAGTCGACCCCAAGACGCAAAAACTTGCAATCGAGGAAAGCACCATTGTCATCGCGAGCGGGCAGCATGACTTGCAGTACATTAAAATGCCAGGCAGGTTGCAAATTGACATGTACAATTATTTGCGACGAGACTACAACATGTCGTCTTATAAGCTGGATTATGTTTCAGGATATTTTATAGGTGATGGAGTTACAAAAATTGAGCACAAGATTAACGAAGCCGGACAAGATGTAACCGCAGTTTACACGGGTAATGTCATGGGATTGGATGTTGGAAGTTACATCAGCTTTGAAGAGACGAGCAATTCAACAGACTCATACAAGGGCGGCGAAAAATTCAAAGTAACTCGGCTAGATTCTGCGACTAAAGTATTCGAAATTTCGGGCAAGGAGATGCCAAACATGGAAAAAAAAGTGCGCTGGGGGCTAGCAAAAGACGACGTTACGCCACAGGACATTTTTAGAATGACGAATGAAGGTGCGGAAGAACGCGCAATCATTGCAAAATACTGTATTCAAGATTGCAATCTGGTTCATCACTTGATGCGCAAAATCGACGTTTTGACCGGTTTCATTGAAATGGCAAACATTTGCAGCGTTCCAGTGAGCTTTCTGGTTTTTCGCGGACAGGGAATTAAACTCACCAGTTTTATCGCGAAAAAGTGCAGCGAAAAAAATACGCTTATTCCTGTTCTTGACCGAAGATTCGGAAATGAAAGTTATGATGGGGCCATCGTGCTTCCGCCCAAGTGTGATTTGTATCTAGACAATCCGGTTGCGTGCGTCGACTATTCGTCATTGTATCCGTCCTCAATGATTAGCGAGAATTTGTCACACGACAGTAAAGTATGGACAAAGGAGTATAATTTGGACGGAATACTGGTTTGTTCCACAGGTGAAACGGATGTCAAGGGCGTGTTCATATACGACAACTTGCCCGGATACGAATATGTCGATGTGGAGTATGACACATACGTGTGGAAACACAATGCCAGGGGGAAGGCGATAAAGACGGTCAACGGGAAAAAGGTGTGTCGGTTTGCGCAACCAAAGATGGATGATGTGAGTGGAATTGTCGGCGAAAAGGCAATCATGCCTTCGATTTTGGAGGAACTGCTTGAAGCTCGAAGCGCCACGCGCAAACTCATTCCAAAGCAGACGGACGATTTCATGAAGAATATTTTGGACAAACGTCAGCTGGGTTATAAAGTAACGGCAAATTCGCTGTACGGTCAATGCGGCGCCAAAACGAGCTCGTTCTATGAGATTGATGTGGCGGCATCCACAACTGCAACAGGCAGAAAGCTGCTTCTGTATGCCAAGCGAGTTGTTGAAGAAACATACGGGAATGCTCAATGCCAGACGAGCAAATATGGTGTAGTAAACACGCGGGCGGAGACCGTGTATGGGGATACGGACAGTGCATTCTTTACATTTAATTTGGCTGACAAAGATGGAACACCGATTCGCGGCAAGCAAGCGCTGGAAATCACGATTGAGCTTGCACAGCAAGTGGGGGAACTGGCTTCGTCATTCTTGAAAGCGCCGCATTCGCTGGTGTACGAAAAAACAATCATGCCGTTTTGTTTGCTTCGAAAAAAGGGATATGTCGGCATATACTATGAAACGAATGCAAACAAAGGAACGAGGAAAAGCATGGGTATTGTTTTGAAGCGCAGAGACAATGCGCCGATTGTAAAAGACGTGTACGGCGGAATTATAGATATACTTATGAAGGAACAAGACACGGGCCGCGCCATTTCATTTCTAAAAGACTATTTGCAAAACCTGGTGAATGAGAAAATTCCGTTGGAAAAGCTTATCATTACCAAGTCGCTTAATTCAAATTATAAAAACCCGCAGCAAATTGCGCACAAGGTGCTTGCAGACCGAATGGGACAGCGCGATTCTGGAAATAAGCCTAGCGTCGGTGACAGAATCCCGTTTATATACGTGCACAATCCGGATAAAAAGGCACTACAGGGTGAAAGAATCGAGCATCCTGCATACATTCGAGAAAATAATATACGTCCCAATTATACGTTTTACATTACGAATCAAATTATGAAACCGGTGCAGCAGCTATTTGCGCTGGTGTTGGAAAAGATTCCTGGATTTAAACGACGTCAAGAAGCATTCAAAGACAGAATCGAGTTTGAAACAAATAAGATTGGAGGTGAAAATAGAGAAGCGTTGCAAAAAAAGATTACTGATTTACGGCAAAAAGAAGTAAAGGTTCTGCTATTTGATGAGTTTTTGACACAAGCAAACAATGCCATTAATAAAAACCAGAGTATTAAGAACTTCTTCAAGTAAGTAGGGGAGCGACGAGAACCCTCATATGACCCCCTCCATTATTTAAAAATGATTTTTTTTAAATGTGTTTGCTGCATCCAAACATGCACAGTAAACAACACCCGATTAATCCACAAAAATATAATTTTAGACATCCATCATCTTCAAAACTGGGTTTAGTATTTTCATTGCGATAATGTGAACAGTGAGCACAGTTGCGCCCATCACAGCAATCATTTTCATCAGGATTGTAATATATTTCATTCTCTGCAACTGTATAATATGTGAATGGTTTTGTAACATCTTTTACGAATTGTTGCTGTTGTACGCGATTTGCTGAATTTGCACAGTTTTTATGGTTTATATAATTTGTATTTGTATACAATTCTTTAAATTGAGAAGTTGTATTTGGAGTTATTGCATCATCATCACATTCTTTATTCTGGTAATCATCAAAATAATTATAATTTATATTTATATTTGTATTTGACATGGAGATATACAAATATATAATAATATATAATTAACTAATTTTTTTATTAATTTTTTTATTAGTATTATTCACTTACTTGGTAATGAATCAATCAAATTCAGATTCAGATTCCGATTCTGACATTTCATAATGCTCAGGATGATGTTCACGATTTATAATGTCTAGATGATGTTCACGACTTACAATGTCTATCCTTGCATTTGCATTATTATTATTATTATTATTACTAGAATAAAGATTTAAATTGTACCTACACATTGGACATGTTGAATTTGAATCAAGCCATCGAAATAAACTATATGGGTTGAAGTTATGTTTACAGTATTTGATTTGCATTATGCAATCGATTTCTTCAAACTGTATTTGCGAGATGGGACAAATTTCATTTTTTGGGTCAATTATTGTGCAAAAAGGAATCAACTTTGTTGCATTTTGAATTGTGTCATAACTTACATGATTCATGTCGCTTTCATTTTGCTGTTGTTGCACTCGTTGCTCTTGCTGTACTCGTTGTTGCTGTTGCACTCGTTGTTGCTGCTGCAGTCGTTGTTGCTGCTGCAGTCGTTGTTGCTGCTGCACTCGTTGTTGAAAATCACTTAAACTTGCATCTCTTCCATTCAAAGAGTTGATGGAATTTAAAGAATTTATATTGTTTGTTTCAATAAAATTCAACCACTCATAGCTGTTTATTCTTGAATTGATGGGATGAATTGGCGACAGTGACTGGAGCGGTGGCGGAGGCGGAGGCGGAGGCGAATGAGGAGGTGATGAAGATAATGAAACAGATAAATTTGGTGTTGCAATGCCTCTTGCTGCCCTTGTTGTAACTGAAGGTAGCGGCAACCTATATCTAACAAAAGTTGCAGTTGGAGGCCCCACCGGTACTGCGGGTGTTGATGCCACTGTTATTGCAGATGCAGGTGGTGCGGGCGCCACTGTAGGTGCTGCCACTGCCACTGTAGGTGCTGTCGTCACTGCAGGTGCTGCTGCCACTGCCACTACTGGAGTTGGCACCACCGCAGGTGCCAAGTGTCTAAAAATAATCCGATTATTCAGGATTCTAATTAATCCACGTTCAAATGTCATAAATCCATTTAATATTTCTCTCGTTGATGACATATATGATTCTACTAAATCATAATAAATCAAATCTGGGTCATTATTTGATGAATCTAAAATGCGGCTATTCATTTTATTTAATTATTTATTAATTATTATATTAATAATATTATTATTATTATTATTATTATTATTATTATTATTATTATATTGATATTAATAATTAATATTTATTATTATTATGTTATATGTTATTATATAATAAATGTAAATAATGTAATATCAGTTAATATCATTTTTTATAAAACTGTATTAAAGATACAGTGTGATAGTTATTAGACTTGAAAGTATAAAATATGAGCCCAGTAGCTAAAAAAATAGTACAACCGACACTTCAACCACAAAAGTTAACTGAGGATAAACTCGAAAAATATAAAAACAAGGGAATATCGGGACTTGCAAATTTAGGAGACACTTGTTTTATAAATGCACTATTGCAGATTATTTCACACACGTATGAGTTGAATGAGTTATTGAATGGTGAATATAAATCTAAATTAAATAAATGCGTTGAATCGGAATTGTTGGCATCTTGGGATGAATTAAGGTTACTAATGTGGAGTGAAAACTGCACAATATCTCCGGGTGGTTTTATACACGCCATTCGTAAAATATCAAAAATAAAAAAAAACAATATGTTTTCAACTATTTCTCAAAATGACATGCCAGAATTTTTGACATTTTTATTTGACATTTTTCACACTGCTCTAAAAAGAAAAGTCACAATGACGATTGGCGGTCACCCAAAAAATAAACGAGATAAAATGGCAAAAATGTGTTATGAAATGATGCAAAAAGGATATACTGAAAATTACTCTGAAGTTTTAAACATGTTTTATGGGATTCATGTATCAACACTAACATGCGCTGAATCAGGAAAATCAAATGACGAATATCTTAGCATTCGCCCGGAGCCATTTATGGTAATAAGTTTACCTATTCCTTCAGCTGCACCATTGCACTCAGACCACATTTCTTTAATGGATTGTTTTGACTTGAATTGCGAAAGCGAGTTAATGGAAGGCGACAATGCGTGGTTCAATGAAACTTTAGGGAAAAAACAAAATGTGTATAAGCGACTGGTATATTGGAGCTTGCCAGAAATTATGGTGATTGATATAAAAAGATTTGAATACAATCCCCAAACGGATTCATTTATTAAAAATCAATCAAATATAAAAATACCGATTGAAAATGTGAGTTTTTCAAAATATGTAGAAGGTTACAATAAGGATAGTTACGTGTACGACCTTTATGGAATTTGCAATCATCACGGGGACGAAAAATTCGGACACTACACTTCAACTATAAAAACGGCAGACTCGAAATGGTTCAATTTTAACGATTCTGCTGTTAAAGAAATTTCTATAAAAGGTTCCGAGATTATTGGAAATACCCCATATTGCTTATTCTATAGAAAAAAATAGAAAAAAAACTAATGTAATGTAATATTATAATATAATCAATATTTTAATATTATTTAATATTTAATAAATATAAATAAAAATAAATAAATGGATTTAACTTATAACTCTATAAGCGGAATAAATACAGACCCAACTGTATATTTAAAGGAATTTATTACAAAAAATGGAAAGCAAAATAATCAATTAACGGCTGATACTAAAATATTCATGCTCATTGCTCTTGTAATTATTATTATTATATACGGAATACTTTTTGCAGCTTTAGGTGGTGGTGGTGGTGGAAGCGAATCAACTTCTGCAACCGACTCAGGTTCAGTAGGAACAAAAAGTCTGGGACTGCGATTTTTCGAAGTATTGTTATGGTCAGTATTTATCATGTTGGTTTTGTTGAATGGATTTCAATATTTTTTCAACGTTAATCTTACGACAAAATTTGTGAATTTTTTTACAGATAAGCCAAAATTGGAAATTACAATGCAAGTGCCTGAAGATGAACCGGTCCAAGAAATGAAGATTAAAAAGGAAGTTTTCAATATTCCGGATAATAAATACACGTATGATGACGCAAAAGCGATTTGTGCGGCATATGGTGCAAAACTTGCAAATTATGATGAAGTAGAGTCATCTTATCAAACCGGAGGAGAATGGTGCAACTACGGATGGTCCGATAACCAGATGGCGCTTTTTCCCACCCAAAAAGAAACGTGGGACAAGTTGCAAAAAATAAAAGGTCACGAACATGATTGCGGAAGACCCGGCATAAATGGCGGATTCATCGACAATAAAGATGTCCAATTTGGTGTAAATTGTTACGGTTATAAACCGCTTATCACACCTGCAGAAACGCAAAAAATGCAAACTTCATCCGTATATCCTCTAACGATGAAGGATATTGAAAAACAAAACCGAATTGAATATTGGAAAAAACGAATTCCAGAAATTCTATTGTCGCCATTTAATCGTTCATCTTGGTCGATTATTTAATTAATAAATAAATAACTATTATCAATAATTTATTACAATTATTGATAATTAATGTTATAAATTATTTTGATATAAATAATATTAGTAATATAAAATATAAATACTTATTTTATTAATAATAATAATAATGTCGTTTGGTAAATACACGTATGGGTCCACTCTTACATATTGGACAAATGAGAAAGCCAAATTAGTGGTAGGAAATTTTTGTTCAATTGCTTCGGGTGTAAGTTTTTATTTAGGAGGAAATCATAGACATGACTGGGTTACAACATATCCTTTCGGTCACATACATCTAAATACTTTTAACAGTTATAACGGCGCTGGACACCCATCAACAAAAGGAGATATAATTATAGGAAATGATGTGTGGATAGGAGCCAATGCCACAATTATGTCAGGAGTTACACTTGGCGATGGTGTTGTAGTGGCAAATAACAGTCATGTCGTTTCCAATGCAGAACCATATAGTTTAGTGGGAGGAAATCCTGCTAAATTTATAAAATATAGATTTAAACCAGAACAAATAGAAAAATTATTACAAATTAAATGGTGGAATTGGGATGATGTAAAAATAAATGAATATGCACCATTGTTATGCAATGTTGACATTGATAATTTTATAAATTCAGCATTAGAGTCTCAAATGCAAACAACAACACAGCAAGAAACACAGCAAGAAACACAGCAAGAAACACAGCAAGAAACACAGCAAGAAACACAGCAAGAAACACAGCAAGAAACACAGCAAG